TCATTCTACCATGAGGTAATAGTGGAATTCAAGGGTATTTGTATCCTTGTAGAACACAATCTTACGCACAATGCCCCGGAGAGCCTCCGCTTTCAGGTCATTTGGAGCATCACTTTCTATGATATCCAGAACAGACTGTACCCGGTTCAAGAACTGCTCTTTGTAATTCTCAGGGCCGGAGGCAGCAGTCGTCATGTCAGCCAACAAAGCTTCCAGATCGGCACGGCGCTTTTCAATCATTTCTTTATTTCGCTTGTAATCTTCCAGAGTATCAATTTCATTCATGTAAGCTTCCCGGATACGCTCCAGTTTCCGATCCAGAGAAGCCAGCTCGCGCTGGTAACGCTGGCAATCCAGTTCTATGGTTGGTTCATAGGTCCGGACAAGTTCAAAGGATACGTCTGTGGTGCTCTCCAATACGTCTCTAAGGGACGTAATCACAGAGTCGGTCAGTTTCTTCGCTGAGATGAACTGTGAGCCACTATGGAGCCCCTTCATGTATCCCAGACACTGGAAGCCTTCCCCAGATAGGTACGTGGTCCCGTTCGTGGACTTGCGGGGATAGCCTTCCTTGTGTGACAATGACTTACCGCAGACCGGGCATTTGACCAGACCGGACAGCCAGTGCTTGGCGTGAGAGACCGGATGCTCATAGCGGCCAGCCAGCTTCTTACTGCGTTCCCGGCGCTCTTGAACGATATTCCAGGTCTCCATATCAATAATAGGTTCGTGAAAGCTGTCTGCTATAATCCATTCGTCCGGATCACGGAGGGTACTGGTGGCACTGGATTCTCTCATGTTGTAGCGTACCTTGCCAATATAGAAAGGATTCTCCAGAATATATATGACACCTTCCTGGTCAAACTTCTTCCCGGTCTTGGTCTTATAACCGTGATCATTCAGCCCTCTGGTGATATAGTTGATGTCAGATCCTGAAGCGTACATGTCGAAAATTTTCCGGACTATGGCCGCCTCCTGCTCCTCTATAACAGGATTCTCATTCGGGGGTTTGGTGTAGCCCAGAGGCATCTTACCGTTATAGAGTCCCTTCCGGGCCCGGGAGAGCATAGAACGACGCACTTCCCCGGATAGATTCACGGAATAGAATTCATCCTGCCACTCTATGATCATTTCGATGAGTCGACCGTACATACCGTCAATCAGGGGTTCGCTGACAGACACCACATCAATTCCCAGTTTCTTCCGGAGCATGGACTTATAGAAGGTGCTCTCATCCTGATTTCTTGCGAAACGGCTGAATTTCCACAGTACAATGACATCGAAGGGCTTCGGCTTGGTCTTCGCCATTGCAATCATATTCTGGAAGGCATAACGGTTACTGGATTTACGGCCGGAGCGTCCTTCCTCTTCCACGAAGATAAATTCAGACGGCAACAGGATGTTATGCTGCAGACAGTACCGTTTGATCTCTTCCAGCTGGGACTCCGGAGAATACTCCAGTTGATCATCCGTGCTGACACGGATATAGGCAGCACCGGTACGGATCCGGTCCGTGGACTCGGCAGATTTACGCATCACTTTCTTGGCCATTGCACATTCCTCCTAAGTAAATGTACGGAAAAATGGGCATAAAAATGCCCGGACATATGTTTGCATTGCAATCTGCCCGGGAAAATGATAAAATGCACTTGTTCAAGGTGATTTTATACGGGAATTCCCGGTAAGATCGGATCAGCTCCGGTGTTGGCGCACTGGGGCTGATTTTTTACTTATTGGTTGGCGTGAACCGTTTATCGCAGGTACGCAGTCCATCTATATGTTCAAACAGATCTGGCTTAATAGGTGCACCCAGCGGATCGAGTATAAAATCAATACCTTCCCGACGGGCAAGTTTTGCAGCAGATACAAAGTCACTATCTCCGGAAATCAGGATAATCTGATCAACTTGATGCTTATATGCCATGGATGCAATATCCAAACCGATTTTCATATCAACACCTTTTTGGTCTATCTCAATGCAAAAATCAGACTCTTGCAGATCTGAAAAAGAAATGGATCCGCGGCAGAGCTTTTTGACAACATCAGAACGGATAGTGTAATGAGCCTGTTCTTCGGCGAGTTTTCCTAAGCGGATGGCAAACTTTCTCTTTTTCTTCAGCTCAGTGAGGAATTCATTCATCCAGATATACAGATCAGTTTTGGACAGATCCACCTGTTTCTGAAGAAAGGGGTGGAAAAGTCTTTTCGAAGCAGGAGGACAGTCATAGTAAAATATACGATACAGATCGTTATTATGTTCTCCATGAGAGTTCAGGTGGCGTTTGCAATAGTTTGCCAATTCAATAGCTCGATCCTTGGCAGGAATATCGCCTAGAACAATTTGAGCCCGCCTGCGGTAGAATCCACCATCTACAAGTATAGCAGTTTTCATATATTATCCTCCGTATAAAATAAAAAGCTCCAGGGTTCGGTCATTCTCATATATTGAGAGACGTACAACCTGAAGCATTATTAACGTGTAACCTTTGTTACACATTTATATTATATGTTCAGGGTTGATTTGTCAATACAAATTACACAAAATGTGTATAAATATGTGGATAAACATGTGTATATCCCGAGATTGCACCGGTGCAACTATATCAGCTCCAACACGGAAACCGGGTCGAAGTAGATAACATAATTATCATATTGCACGCAGATACCGTACTTGCTCCGATAGCATTGCAGGGCTTCCTGCAGGAACTCTTCCGTGACACCCAGGTAATCGGCCATCTCATAAGAGGTAGTATAGTGTGCCTTGTGGCAGGAGATAATGCCGTGTAGCCCGATCAGTTTGTTGTAGCTCCAGAGACGTGCCCGAAGTTCCTGCTTGCGGTTGGCATCGGAGGACTGATCGATAATGTCTCCGACGGTAGTATGGTAGTGCCCCAGCTCTTCGGCAAGCACACAGGCCCTCTGTGTGGATCGCCGCACGGTCCGATTGATACCGATCACATCATTACGGATCAGTCCATCGGCCAGGGACTGGAATGGAGCATCTTCTATTACATATACATTTTCATCGGCAGCTTCCTGCAGTAAGTTTTCATATGTCAATTCACATCATCCTTTTTTTCAGGTCTTTTCAGAAGGTTCATATCAGTCTGCATCTTTTCTGTCTCATCAGGATCATCTGCATGATCATTGCGAGCAGCAGCCAAGAGGGTATCGAATGGAATCGCCATTGGAATAGCAACAGCTTTATGGTTAGCGGAATATTGCAAAATCTGAGATAATTCTGATATTCGTTTTAACGCCTCTGCTTTTCCCTCCGGATTTAAAATATTATAGAATTCACATATTCTTTCAAACGTTTCATCGATGGATATGTCGGTATCTGGATCATCCCACCCCATAAGTTCTTGCGGAGTAATTTTTAATGCCTTTGCAAACTCACGGATTTTTGACTCTGCCAGATCGACTTCACCCTTTTCGATTTTGGCTATGGAAGATCTATCCTTATACCCAGTTAGTTCTGCGAGACGATCCTGAGACATCTTTAACTCCAAACGTCGAGCTTTAATATTCTTATATAGAGCAAGCATGGCTGCACTCCTTCCTTAAGTTGTTGTAAGCCTATAATAGCACTTTGTGTAAAATAATTCAACAAAATTATTAAAAACTGTTGACACAAATTCACACTGGTGATATAGTGAATTTAGTTCACGAAAAGGAGATGATTAGAAAGTGGCAAATGTGGAACTGCTTAAAAAGAAAATAAGTGATTCTGGGATGACTGTGTCTGCGATAGCTGATAAATCCGGCATTTTAAGAGAGACATTGTATAACAGGATGAAATCCGGCAATTTTTATGCTTCAGAAATTGTGGCATTAACCAATGTGCTTCGTCTTACCAGAAAAGAAAGAGATGATATTTTTTTGCCTTAATGTGTGAATATAATTCACTATACGGATAGGGAAGGAGGCAGCAGGAATGAAGAAAAGAAAATTTTCAGAATGTAAAAAGAGTGGTCAGCTTTCTATTACCATTACATACACAGGAAATTTACCGGAAAAGGAAAGGCTAACCAAGGCGAAAGAGTTTTCTATGAAAGCTCGTCTAAAAGCGGGGAGAAGACGGGATGCAGCTTATTAATGGTGAAGAGGTAAGGCTTAAGAGAGGCCAGAGCTTCTTCTGTATATCATACAGAAAGGAGGGTAAAGGGATGGAAATAGTAAGATCTGTAAGCAAGGAAAAACCTGAGATCAGTGTGGAGATAAAATTACCGGCCACAGTAGATGGAGTAAAGGTAAGAAGAGCAGTCCGTGAAGCGAGGATAGCAATTCGTCGCCTCACGGACAGGAAAATCAAAATCAGGTACAAATACTCAGCTAAGGTGTTTTAGAAATTTCGCGAGCTTTGCCTGAAAGTTCCTGCACTCAATAGACGACTGTTTTATTTGTTCAATCGTGTCTTTGGACTGCGAGGAATCATTGAGAAGTTCTTTGAAATAAGCGAGTGCATTGTCAACAGCGTGCTTTATCAAGCCGACTTCCCTGTAGGTAAAGTTAATCTCAGAACAGTAATCGTCAGCCTTAACGGAACGGGAGGACTTTAGATTGTAGTAATAATCGTCTGGAAGCTGACAGGATTCCACTTCCTCATAATCAACAGAAGAATTTGAATCCTCAAGCGCATTAAAATAAAGGCATTCGGAAAATTCATCGTCGGCATCCAAAAGACTGATTTCCGCGTATTCATATCCTTCATTAGTCATTTCACAAAGACGATTATATACATCTGCAATTCGGTATACTGCCATAAGGTTTCTCCTTTCTTTTGTACTCGGCTGCTGCAACAGCCTGTAAGTACAGTATAGAAAAAGGAGAGAGCATATTCAATAAGAAAAATACTTCGATTTATCGAACGAGTTATTCCAGAGAACCGAAACAGTAAAGGAGGCAGCAGGAGTGGATAAGGTAGATGAACTGATCGATGCACTGGCTGAGCACATCAAAAAGCGTATCGATGAAGGTAATGACATGGAGAATGAGATCACCGAAAAGACGAAGGCTCTCGCAGAGCTGGTGTCCGCAAGAGCCCAAGAATATTAGGGAAGAAGGCAGCAGGAATGGAGAGAATCGATAGATTATATGCTCTGTTGGAGCGCGATGACATTGATGAGGACACCAAGGCAGCGCTGCGGTGGGCAATCTTCCAGTTAGAGAATGCAATTTAGACAACCATGGCACCATAAGCTGTAAAAAAGCAGTCAGGAGGTACATATGCGGATTGTGAATTTAATCCACATCGGGGACCAGGTATTGTCATTGGATGACATGGATCCCATGAAAAAGGCAGAGATTGCCTTACGGTTGAATGAACAGAGTCTGAAGACTTTGGGATATGCAGCCAAGAAGAAAGAGGAATCAGCGTAACCACAGGTATTCCGTGCCCTGTACGTGGTGTATTCCCGACACCACACTCCCCTTTTACACAATTAAAGCGTGCGTGTCCAGGTTTCCCCACCTGGGCATCACGTAGAGGGCATGGACAAGCATAATAGATCACGTTCTGTGCGTGGTGTATTCCCAACACCACACCTCCGTATCCTGTGCCGCCACTGCTATAGCGCATAGGATCGATCCTTGGAAGAACCTGTTCAAGTGGTGTCCGGCTCGGCGCCGGGCACCACGCAGAGAGCGTGATCGGGAAGGGCAAAGATGAACATAGACGAACGTTATTATGTAAGAGAAGTCATGAATAACAAGGACAGCGCAGAGTTCTGGCAGTCGTCCAATGAAAGCCTGGCGCAACGTGTATACAAGCAGGTCAAGCAGGAAGCCACCGCAGCTAAGCTCTACGTATTTAGCGGCGTGCAGGTAATCACGACCAATCAGGCGCAGAAGGAAACCTTGCTAAGATTTTTAGAAATGGAAGAGGACATATGCAGCGCAAAACTCAATGAGATACAGGAGATAAGACAACAGATCGAGGGGGAGAGTGCGGATGTATAAAGACATAGTGATATCGGTCCTTGGGGCGTTGCTTCTGGAACCGGTATTTAAGACAACAGAGGTAGGAGAGCAGATCGCCATAGTCATGGGCCTGGCGGCTATGCTTTTTATTTTTTGCCTTTTTTGCGAGGATCAGCTGGAAAAATTACGGAAAAAGCAGGAAAGAATCCGGGAACTGGAGCAAAAGTTGGAAGAACTGAAGGGAGGGAAAACGAATGAAAACAGAACAGTATTACACGGACAAGCTGCTGAAGATGGGGGATGCCTTCACGGCAGCAGTGATCCGGAAAGACTGGTTTCAGGCGAAGTATCTGTATGACAAAGCAAGCACCGTTGCAGTGTTTCTGGAAGCACCGCAGGAAGTCAGAGAAAAGCTGTTTGGGCGCTACAACGAGGAACGAGACGAGAAGGAGCAGGGTGCCTTTGATGACCGCTCAGTAGCCAAGGTAATGCGGGAATGCCTGATAAAGAACAACCTGGGCTTTGAGTGCATGGTCTACCGGATCCCGGGCGAGGCAGGCTACTACGGTGCCAGACCGGCGGCAGACGGTTATTACATGCCGGCCAATCAGAACCCGGCATATTTCGCACAATAAAAAAGCCGGCATTTGGCGATGCCGGCCAGCTCACAGAGCTACTTATATAGACAAGATTATTGTAACTCTGTAAGCCAAAAAAGTCAAGAAAAATGGGGCTTTCGATAGCCTTTGAGAACTTGATTGAAATATTAAAGATGGGACCAAATAAGGTATGAGTTACATAAAAGAGACTGACAGGTATACCAATGTGATAGAGGTAAGGGAGTATCACAACGGAAAGTATGGAGCACCGGGGATGGCAAGGCAGGATAGAAAGAAACCCACCCCAGAGCAGATGGAAAAGGTCAATCAGTATAACAAGGAGAGGATCTGCCGGAAGAAGATGCGGAGATGGTTCCGAAAGAAGGATCTCTTTATCACGCTGACTTATGCGGTGGATGCCAGACCGCCGGATATGAAGACAGCGAAGGAACATTTCAAGGCATTTATCAAAAAGGTGCGGAAATTTTATCACAGGGCAGGATGCGAGTTGCGTTGGATCAGAAACATAGAGGTCGGTACGAAGAATGCGTGGCATATCCACATTGTCATGAATAGGATCCAAGATGCGGATCTGATCATAGCGGAGGCATGGTCATATGGAGAAGTAGATATCAGGCTCTGTTACAAAAAGGGAGAGTTCAGGGAACTGGCTCATTATATGGTCAAGACGCCAAAAACAGAACCGCGTATCAGAGAGTCCAGTTATTCCACTTCCCGGAATCTTCCTCTTCCGTCACCCGAGAAGGATGTCATTGAGAGATGGGAGACCTGGGACAAGGTCAGAATCCCGAAAGGATTTTACGTGGACTGGGATTCGTATCATGAGGGAGAAAACCCGAAGACGGGACAACCTTACAGGGAATACACACTGTTCCGGATACAGGAGAAAGAAGAAAAAGAAATAAGTCGCAGAAGACAACGGTGGAAGAAATCAAAGAAAAGGAAACCGCCGAACAGGGTAAGGAGGTGTTGATTTTGGAAAATGAATTGAAAGTAGTGGATATCTTTATAGGCACGACTCTCCGGGGATCTGCAAAGGGATCCGGACGGGTAATGTACATCATGAGGACCAAGCGTAAGAACGGCAGTGACTATGAAGCTGCACCGCAGATCGTAGAGTATGACAATACCACGGAGAGCGAGTCCGTCCTGCGTGCCATCCGGGATGCCCTGCAGCGTCTCCATTATGCCTGCACCGTAGTGATCCATACAGAGTGCAGCAACGTGGCAGCAGCCATCGCGCAGCACTGGCCGGAGAAGTGGCAGCACGATGGCTGGAAGAGCGCAAAGGGCAATCCGGTGAAGAATGCCGTATTGTGGGAAATGCTCCTGCAGGAGGTTGAGGATGGTGGTCACATTCTGCTGGCGGAAAGCGAAAAACACGAATATGCAGAGTGGATGAGGTTTAATCTGCCTCTGAAACGAGCATTAAAAGACATTTTTGCAGAAGTGCCGAAAAGCTGACTGCATGAGTAGAGTACTCATGTTAGAGACGATTTTGTTGAGGTCAACAAAACATGGAAAGTATAACAATTTGACAATATTGCACCGGTGCAACCGGAGAAGGAGATCAGATGATGGAGAAATTTAAGACAGTAAAAGAGTTGAATGATAAGGCAGCAGAACTGAAGAGCGCAGGAGATTTGTCAGAACTGGTAAAACTGGCAGAGGAAAACGGACTGGAGAAAGAGGATGCCGAGGACTACATGGACAGCGACGATCCGGAAGACTGCCTCTGCAATGCCACGATGGCGGCAATCGGCAGGCTAAACATGGAAGAGCAGGACCTGCACCTCGAAAGCCAGATGAAGGATTGGAAGGACTTTATCGTGCAGATGCTGACAGACTATCCGGCGGACCATGCTGGTGAAGACAGGGACACACTGGCCAATGCTGTATTTAACCCGGGCAAGCAGCTGCTGGACGTGCTGGCCGCCGGGCTGAAGCTGTCAAGCGAGAACCGGATCACGGTAGATATGCGGATCATAAAGGCAGCAGGACTCCCGGAGAGTGCCGCCTACATCGGAATGTGCGGCCGGGATGATCTGAAAAGGATCATACTGGACTACTATCTGGGAAAGCAGGTGTGAAATGCGTGCATATAAAGGATTCCATAAAGACCTGAACTGTACGATGGGAAAAGGTGTATTTTATTACGAACCTGGGAAATGGTACAGCGAGCAGGAGGCGAGATGTGCTGATACCGGCTTCCATGCGACGGACAATCCGTTGGAAGTATTGAGATGGTATTCCGGTGAGGAGGACAGATATTTTGCCGTGGAACTGCGGGGAAATATAGACGAGGACGGATACGGCAGCAGGATTGCGGCACCGGAGATTATGCTGGTAAAAGAACTTACGATAGATGACCTGTATCGTCTGGGAGTGTTGTGGATGTCAAAACATCCGAAATCAGAACTGGCAGCAGCCGTAATGGTGGAGAGCGGGGAGGCATACAGAAATGGAAATGTTATCGTCCGGGGAAAAAATCCGAGAGCCCGTGGGAAAGCAGGGGATAACCTTTACATTGTCAGGGACGACGGCGACGGGGACATCGTGGAAATCGGTGCTTTTAAGGTAGACGGGATAAAGATCCTGCCAGATGTGTATTATGACGCAAAAGGGAGGCGGGTAAATGAGAAAAAGTGAACTGGAGAAGCTGAGGACACTGAATGCCACTCCGGCCATGATCCGGGCATTGCAGGAGCCGGGGACGAAGAGGCATTACAGTGGAAAGATCAGCGAGGAAAAGTATCATCTTGCGGCCAGATGCCAACAGCTGGGAGGATATCTGAAAGTATCTATCTGCACCCGGGAAGATATCGGAAAAAAAGTGTATACACCGAAGTGGGATATTTACATCAACTACGAAGGCGATGAGTATATCACAAGAGAGAGGCAGAAGGACGGATCTTATAAATGGCGGGAGGCATATGGGTACAATCTGGAAGCATACAGTTGGTACAAACATGTCTGGGATGAGTATGTATATATTTCTTCGGAAGGCAGCAGACAGATACAGAAGCTCCTTGGAACAAAAGAAAAAGGATTTGTTGGTATTTGCAAGTGGCAGGAAGGCTGTAAAAAACGTAATGAGGATAAGAAAATAAAGAAATTGACGGATCAGTGGGATAAGGATATGGAGCCGATAAAAGACCCTCCGAAAGGATTCAAAGACTGGTGGCACCGCAACGGCTTTGATGGGAAAAATTATATCTTTTATAGATCGGCACGCTCAACAGAAGGATACTGCACGTCCTGTATTGGCAAGGTAAAACTGCCGGGAAAACCGAAGCATAACGCAGAAGGAAGATGCCCAGTATGCAGAAAAAAGGTCATGTACATATCCCGGGCAAAGAAAACGCAATGTCTTTGTACAGGGGAATATGAGGTGTCCTGCATCCAGAGATACAAAGAGGGGCTGGTACAGAGAGATTTTGCGGTGTACAGATATGACTACAAGGATGACTGGGCTGTCAACAGATCTGATTATGGTATCCGTGAGTATCGTAGGACCATTGTTACAGAAAAGGGGTGGGGGACATACATCTACACGGATTACCGCAGGAGGGGAATGCGCTGGGCACTGGACCGGGATGCATGGATTGGAAAATACCGCGAAATCATGTATCGGAAAAACTTTAGCCAGATATTTAAGAAATATCATACAGCATATCCGATTGCTGTGAAGCATGGTTATACGGAGGCAGGCCTAAGGTATTTCCTGAGACAGGAGCACCGTTATCCTGCCATTGAGATGGCTTACAAGGCGGGCCTGTACAGGCTGGCAAAGGATATGGCAAACGACAGTTGGTTACAGCTGGATGAAATACTGGACAATAAAGCGTCCGGCGGACTTGCAAAGATACTTAAAATAGATAACGCCCGGATGAAGCGCTTGAAAAACATGGATGGCAACATGGAAATGCTCATCTGGCTGCAGAAAGAAAAGGAGATGAATACAATACTGCGTGACTGCGATATAAAGACGCTTTCCGAAGCAGACATCAGCCCGAAAGAACTGGAAGGATCCACGATCAGAAAATATCTGACCATTGAAAAAATATGTAACTACCTGAACAAACAGGCAGGGCTGAGATCGTTAAGAGGCCGCGAATTAAAAACGGCAGTATGGAGAGACTGGAACGACTACGTGAACATGATGGCCAAACTAAAGATGGACTGTAGCAGGGAACTCCTGCTGAAACCGAAAGACCTTGCCATTGCACATAACGAGTTAGTGGCCAAGATATCCATGCTGGATTCCTCAGAGGAAATTGCAAAAAAGAAAATAGATTTCCCGCGGGCACAGGAGCTCATGAAATCCGGAGAATTGAAGAAATACGAGTATGATAACGGCACTTACTGCATCGTGGCACCCAGAAGTATCGATGATATCTACCGGGAGGGAATCGTGTTAAAACACTGCATCCACACCTGTGATATTTACTTCCAGAGGATCAACATCAGAGAAACCTATCTGCTCTTCCTCCGGCACAGCGCAGAACCGGATACTCCCTGGTACACGGTGGAGATTGAGCCGGGAGGAAACATCCGGCAGAAAAAGTCCGTACTGAATGAGGCATATAAGGATCTGGACGATGCAATGCCGTTTCTGCAGGAGTGGCAGCAGTGGGTGAAGAAAAATCTATCCGAAGAGGATAAGAAGCTGGCAGCGAAGAGCGACAAGGCCCGCAGGGAAGGTTATAAGAAACTGCGGGAAGAGAAAAAGATAATATTGCACGGGAGCCTGCAGGGGGCACTGCTTGCGGATGCTCTGGAGAGTGACTTTATGGAGGTGATCTGATGGAATTAATGGAATACACAAAAACATATCAGGAATATAAACAGGAGCTGGATGCAGTCCTCACCCGGACGGCGGAGGACTTTGTGCAGATCGGTTATCTGCTCAAGGTGGCCAGAGATACAAATATCCTGGCAGAGAGCGGATATGCAACAGTGACGGACTTTGCCAAAGCGGAATATGGCATAGATAAGACGCAGGTGAGCCGCTTTATCAGCATCAATGACAGATTTTCTGAGGATGGCTACTCTGATCATCTGCTCACGAGCTACAAGGGATTTGGATACGCAAAACTTACATTGATGTTGCAGATCCCCGACGAGATCAACGAGGTACTTCCGCCTACGTTGTCCAAGGCAGAGATTCAGGACATAAAGGACGAGGTGGATGCTGAGAGCAAGGTCACGGATATTGAGGTGGAGATCGAGAAGGCAGAGGCAGCAGCCGTAACGGACAAGCCCATGCTTCCACCGGAGGGATCACCACTGGAAAGAAATCTATGGCAGCTGGGTAAGGAACAGGAAGAGCTCTTCAGGAAGCTGTGGATGGTATGCTTTATGGAAACAGCAAGTGGAAACAGAAATAATGCAGAGATCATGGATGTACTGATTCCGCAGGGAGACGCAGTGTATACCGTCCGGATCCCGGGAGAGCGTAGGACGCAGATCATTGTAAATTCCGAAGGTGCTGCGGTAGTCAACCTGAAGACGCTGGAACGAAATAAATACACAGAAGATCAGATCTGCCTTGCAGTGCGGTCGCTCATAGATGGAGGCAGCAGTCCTGAGGAGCAGTACAAGATGCTATATTGCGAGAACATGACTCCGGAAGAACCGGAAGTTGCACCGGTGCAACCGGATGAGACCCCGAAAGAGAAGAAACCGGAAAAGCGTAAGGAATCCCGTGTGACCAAGGCCGTTACGGAGAAGAAAAAGCCCAAGGAATCGGAAAAGAAGCCTGAGCAGATGACCATCCCGGGAGCCGCACCAGATCCGGCTCCGGAAGAGCCGGAAACACAGGTAAATGACTCGTCTTCCCGGGAAACTGACGCGGATGATCACATGGGATCGGAAGAGCAGGTACCTGGGCAGACAGATCTTGAAAATGACTTTCCGCAATACTGCCCGGATACCGAGGACCAGCGGTCAGCTTATCTGCAGTCCTTACGTGGAGCTGTGGAGAACCTGGTACGATACGCAGAGATGGATCTGATCGCCGCCGCCAGACAGCAGTTGGCTGATATCTCCGGATACTTAGACCGGCTGGAAGAACTCAGCAAAGGAGGCGGACCGGATGGCGAAAATGTCGAAACAGGCGAGAGCGAGGGAGTTTAATGCCGCCTTCCGGCAGATCATCAAGGAGCGTGATCTGTACCAGTGCATCTTTTGCCGTATGGGATATCACATGGAGGACGTCACCTGGTACGGACAGCAGCTGCAGAGCATCATGCACTACATACCGCGCTCCCGGGGTGGTCTCGGGATCCCGCAGAATGGTGCATTGGGCTGCCAGAGTCACCATGAGATGCTGGATAACGGAAACAAGGGCAGACGGGAGGAGATGCTGCAACTCTTCCGAGCGTATTTGCAGGACCATTATCCGGACTGGAGCGAGGATGCCCTGACCTATAACAAGTGGGGATGATGTATATACAAATTTGTATATACACGAAAGGAGCGCAGAGATGAAAAGCAGAACAATAAGCAAGATCATCCGGATGACGCCGGAGGAAAAGCGGCGACTGGAATACTGCGCCGAAAAAATGGCAAAGACCGAGACAGAGATCCTGATTGCAGGAGTGAATAATTACTATGCTGCCGTACAGAAAGCACTGGCAGCCCAGAAAAATCAATAAGCCTTTTGGATAAAGTGAATCACAATAGACACTGTAAACGAAGCCACGGGGCGGCCGCTGATACCAAGAGGCAGCAGTCGTCCAGGAAGGAGACAACAATGCAGGAGTATAAGGACTGGGACGGCAATCTTCTGCCGGATCCTGCGCCGCAAATCCATAATGTACATATAGGCACTATCATCAAAACAGAACACAAGATCATCGAGGAGCCGCTGGAGACCCGCGGACGGGGACAACACCGATTTATCAGCGAGACCAGGGAATACGAGGTAATAGCGGTTTATCCGCATATGGTCCAGACCAGAGATTGCAAGACAGGCTTTACAAGGTGTTTCTCCTACGGTGAACTCACAACAATGGGACTGCAATGGCAGGGAAAGGAGATGGCAAAATGATCAAAATGATTGAATTTGATGAAGGAGTATGGGTGCCGGAAGAATGCTGCGCCATGACGAATCCGACTACAAGCGGAGGGAAAAGTGTTCCGTATGTTGTAGAGATGCCGTGTGAGGGATCAGAGTCATGTACAGGTGACTGTGGTAATTGCATAATCCAAATAATTATGAACGAATATGCGTTGTACACAGGACAAGTGACGGATCAGGTTGCTGGACTTATGGATATTACTCCAATTAGCGACGCAATAGAAGAATTGAATAGCTGGCATTGCTGCCCTGTGGCAGATGAGACTTATGCAGCTGCACAAATGGGAATAAAGGCTCTTAAGAAGCAGATTCCAATGAAAGTCTGCGAGATCCATGTGGACGAATACATCTGCCCCAACTGTTTAGAGGAAAACGGATGCAATGACGCAGAAGTGAGCGATGAATACTGTCCGAAATGTGGACAGAGGTTAATAAGCTAACTTAGGAGAATACATGAAAGTAAAAAATGAAGAAGTCAGATATTATCAGCCAAGATTTAAAAGGTGGATTGACTCTACGAAATGGGATTCAATTGCCGAAAGATTACCAGATGAAAATATATCTATAATAACACAAGTAATGAATGCTGAAAAAGATGGAGATTGCAGTTGGCTTATCTGGAAATGCTGCGATCATGTACTCGATAATATAAGGGCAATAGCAAAGAAAATAGATGGGCTAACTTAGGATTTAGCAAAGGAGCGGTATGTATGAGAAAGAACTTAAAGGAAGCCAGAAAGGCAGCAGGGCTGACACAGCAGCAGATCGCGGACAAGCTGGGAATCGGCTTAAGATATTATAAGCAGATCGAAGCTGGTGACAGGACGGGAGATTTTACTCTATGGGATATGTTGGAGGATATCACAGGAATTCATCAACGGAAACTCCGAGAGATTTCAGATAGTCATCTCGACCAAGAAGATAATCAGTCGGAACATTAAGGATATCTGCTATTTTTACCAGTGCTTCTAGACTGGGTAAACGATCGTTAGATTCGTAAGCCCTGTAAGAGCGGATGTTGATAAATAGAGCATCTGCCATCTGCTGAGCGGTGATCTTTTTAGCTTTGCGAATTTGATTCAGTCGGGATCCTAACATAAGTACCTCCTAAAAAAGTATTGACGGTGAGCAAATTGTACACTATAATGCGTGATATAAATAGTGAGCAATATGCTCACTGTAAGAAGGAGGAAAACACAATGGGAGAAATTCAGAAGATTGAGTTAAAAGGAATTCGGGTATTAACAACCAAGCAGATTGCGGAGGCATATGAAACAACAGAAGAAAAAATACGATGGAACTTCAAGTATAACCGGGATAAGTATATTCCCGGCAAGCATTATATTGTTATCGAAGGGGAGGAATTAAGAGAGATGAAGAGAGAGTGTGAATTTCACACTCTCTTCAAACAAGCAAAGAGCGTGTGCTTCTGGACGGAAAAAGGAGCATTGATGCACGCAAAAAGTCTGAATACGGAAAAGGCATGGCAGGCATACGAGTACTTGGTGGATGCGTATTTCAAGGATAAGCACGAAAATACTCCGAAAGCTCTGCCGGAGAAGACAACACCGGCAATAGAGACGAAGAAGAACACCATCCCGGAAATGCGAAACCCCATATGGATATTTAATGTTCTCTATCAGTTCGCAAAATGTAACAAGATGAATGTGAGATCACTTGACATGAAGAGCAGATGTTTCTCTATCCTAAATCAGAATCAAATAGGGATAAGGACGCAGATGAAACTGGAAACAGTAAATTATGAGCTTGCATATGAATTGTCCCATGCCATGATTCATTATGATGCTGGGAATATTATAGACAGTCCGTTGCGTAAGGAATACGACCAGCAGGCAGAGAGAGCTGCGGATATGCTCATAAAATTATTGGATAATGTAGAACAAAGTATTTAGGTAAACTGAAATTTACAGTAGAAAGGAGAAGGAACATGATAATTCCAAGAGAAATACGAGAAAAAATAGAACAGAGGAATCAGCTTAATGAAGAGATAGCTGATTGGTTCCAGGAGAATGTAGATGCTGATGGATGTGATATAAAAAACGCTTATGTGGTTGATGAACCGAAAGGAGAAGAACAGATCGAAGAGGGGGGAATATTGTAAACAAACAATTTTGGGCGAGGACTGGTACATAGGACAGTATTATTGGAAGATGGACAACGGTAAGTATTTGTGCATGGATTTTGAAATTTAGCGAAGGAGTGATAGAAAAAGCATAATAAAAAGACAAGTGCAGAGAACCTGCAATCGATGCCAATAAAACAGCGGTAGATTCATCCGACCAAAGATAACATCTACCGCTTACCTGCTTACCAGTATCATACCATAGGATCTGCTGGTAGGCAATGAGAAAATGAGGTACAGCCTATGACAAAGACAGACCTGATTAACGACATTGCATTCGAGATGAGTAATATTCTGACACCGGAACAGATTGACAAGGTAAAGATAGTGTTTTTGGTAAAGATGCAGGATTTTGAGCTTGCCGAAATTAAGCAATTACCGATGATAGAAGAGCATGACAACGAATGGCTCATGAAGCGATACTGGATCGATGGGGCAGCAGTAGGCCTGAAAGAATCAACCATGCGGGGATATCTTGGCAGAATAAAAGAGTTCTTTGATTTCACGGGGAAAAATTATAAGTATATTACAGCACAGGATATAACAGATTTTCTCGCCATCAAAGCATACCGTGATCATATTAGCCAGAATTATAAATCTACGCTATATCGGTATCTCTGCACGTTTTTCGGCTGGGCTTTCAGAAAAAAGCATATCACTGATAATATTGCAGACGGAGTGGACAAGGTTAAGCAAATCCAGGCACAGAAAAAGCGGTTAACAGACGAAGAGGTGGAGGATATCCGGGACGTATTGGAGACTCCAAAAGAAAAAGCACTATTTGAGTTAATGCTGTGCACTGGTATGAGAGTAGGAGAGATATCAAACCTCAATATCTCTGATCTGGATCTGACCCATAAAACGGTAAACATCTGGGGAGAGAAGAGCAATAAATATCGTACCGGCATGCTGACACCCAAAGCAGTCAAAGCACTACGGAATTATATCGGCGACCGTCCGGGGACAGATCCGGTATTTCTGGCAGACAGGGCGCCTCATAACCGTATGAGAGAGTATGGCATCGAGAAACTGGCCAAGGAGATGGCAGTCTGTGGCAGTGTCACACGGCTGACAGCAACAGTTCACATTTACCGCAAAACGTTTGCATCTGTCCTGTACCGTAAGACGGGAGATGTAATGCTGGTAAGTAAGCTCCTCGGACATTCCAACCCAGAGATCACTGTAAAATATTATCTGGTGGATGACATTGAGGAAATGCAGAATAAATACAACAAAGTGGCATAATTGCACCGGTGCAACTCCGGCGCAGAAGAAAGGAGAAAGCATCGATGCAGAGAATTAACAGAGCAAGTTGGAGGATTATTGAAACCATATTATTACGATATCCTCAGCGCAAAAAAGAATATGAGGAGTACATATCGGACATTATGGCATCACCGGCGGGAGGCAGCAGTCGTCCGTCTGATCCTGCCAGGGAAAGAGACAAGGCGCAGTCTGTCACAGAGGCAAAAGCCCTGAAGATGACATCCGTATACCATGAACGGATCAAGAAAGAGATTGAGGCAGTGGAATTTGTATATAATTCTCTTCGACCAGAAGAACAGAAGGTAATAAGAATCAGGTACTGGAGTAAAGGTCTCAGAGCACCGATTCCCTACCTAAAAATCGGTGGTGCCTCGTACAGTGAGAGACAAATGAAGAGGATAGTTTTTAAGACTATAGAACAGATTGGAAGGTATATTGGGGAGTTAAAGTAAAAGATGGCATGATTTCGCATGTCAAATGTGATAATATAGTATCGTGATAAATTAGTGACAGGGCAATGCAGATAATCTGCGTTGCCTTTTTTCGTGGAGTTGCACCGGTGCAACAATAGAAGGGTGGTGTTGCAGGATGGCTAGACTCAATGCCAAGCAGAAAAGGTTTGTAGACGAGTACCTCATCGACCTGAATGCAACGCAGGCAGCTATCAGGGCCGGCTATAAAAAGACGGAGTACACAGACACAAACGCAAATAAATTACTAGAAAATACTAGAATCCGGGAAGCTATTGACAAGGCAATGGCAGAACGGTCGAAGCGGACTGGAATCAATCAGGATCGTGTAATTCAGGAGCTGGCAAGGATAGCGTTTGTGAATCCGCAAAATGTAATTAACGCTGAAGATGGTTCCGTCAGGGAGGATGCAACGGAAGACGATCTCGCCTGCATCCAGGCTGTGAAAGTAAAAACCATGAGCGGTGACAAGGGATATTCTGAAGAAAGGGAAGTCAGGCTGAACGATAAAATGAAGGCTCTGGAACTGCTTGGTAAGCATCTTGGCATGTTTACCGACAAAGTAGAGCTTGATGCAGATCTGGAGCTTAATATCAATATTGACTATGGAGACGGCGAAAATGAATAAATGGGAAAAGTGGAACAGAATACTTTATGATGTTTTTTGCATAATTGCAATCATTGTAACACCATCATTTATTTTAGAACTATTGTGGGGTAATTACTACGATGAAGGTTAAAAGATTTGCAGTTGAAAGAATACCGATGGAAGTCGAATATATCCGGCCAGTAGCAGGGAGGCTGTACCTGCTTTTTCATTTTCATAGGCTGATAAAGTATGTAAAGTTTCAGCCTGTATTTTTGAATGGTCCGGTGTGCAAACCTATTTACAGACTGTATGTCCCGAAGATAGAGGTAAAAAAGAATGAAGAAAGTTAACATTTTAGGAACTGAATACACAATACGTTTTGATGTTCCGGATGAAGAAATGCCGAAGAATTCTGATGGATGTATGGATCAGACCATTCATACAATCAAGCTGGCAAAATATGAATCTGATAGAAATTCTGTGAAGGATTTGGATGAGTACAGAAAAAAGGTATTAAGGCATGAGATTATTCATGCTTTTTTATATGAATCCGGAATGTGGAATTGCAGCGGAACCTCGGAAAATTGGGGAATGGATGAAACGATCACAGACTGGTTTGCTATCCAGTCTCCGAAAATATTTAAGGCATTCAAGGATGCGGATTGCTTATGAATGTAAATGTTCAGATGAACCCATGTTTTCGGGAAGTGGATCGGAGCCGGAAGCGGTACATTGTGATGAAAGGATCGGCCGGATCAGGGAAAAGCGTTGATACGGCACAGAATTATATATTGCGGCTGATGCAGGACAAGGGAAGGAACCTTGTCTGTATTCGAAAATCAGACATAACAAACCGTGACAGCACATTTGCGGAATTGACCGGGGCAATATACCGGATGTTCGGAGACAAGGCTGACAGATACTGGCAGATAAATATGTCCCCCCTGAAGATTACCTGCCGGATAAATGGTAATCAGATCATATTTCGTGGCATGAACGATGATAAACAGCGTGAAAAGCTGAAATCAATTACATTCCAGAAAGGAAAGCTGACGGACGTATGGTGCGAGGAAGCAACGGAGCTGACACAGGCAGACCTGGAGATCATTGATGACCGTCTGCGTGGGGAGCTGCCGGAAGGACAATTTTATCAGATCAGGATGACCTTTAATCCGGTGAACAAGAATCACTGGATCAAGAAGGTCTTTTTTGATCTCCCGGATCCTAATGTGATGACGCATCACAGTACTTATCTGGGCAACCGATTTATCGATGACGCATACCGGCAGCGTATGGAGAGGAGAAAGATCGTTGATCCCGAAGGGTATCAGATATACGGACTCGGGGAATGGGGCGAAATAGGTGGTCTGATCCTTCATAATTGGAAAATCGGTGAATGTTCCAAGAATCCGGCTGACTATGATGATTTTGCAATCGGTCAGGACTTTGGTTTCAACCATGCAGATGCGATACTTCCACTTGGAATCAAAGATGATGTGATATATATCACGAAAGAAATCTATGTATTCGAGAAAGACACATCCGAGATCATAGAGCTTGCAAGGGCGGCTGACATTCCGAGGAATAAACAGATGTGGTGTGACTCCGCAGAACCGGACAGAATCAGGATGTGGCAGAAAGCAGGATATAACAGGGCAAAAGGTGTTGACAAGGGTGGATCACAAGGATCTGTCAAGGCGCAGATTGATTACCTGAAGCAGCACCAGATTGTGGTTGATCCGTCTTGTGTGAACACTATCAAGGAACTGCAGCAGTGGAAGTGGAAACATGATGAAAAAACAGGGGAATATCTTGATGAACCTGTACCATTCCAGGATGATGCTATGGCGGCATTAAGATACGGCGTTGAAGGATGGCGGAAGCACAAGAATTGGCTCATATAAATGTGAGACTACGGCGAAAGAAGAGGTGGCAAGAGTGCTGACGATAGAAGAAATAAATAAGTTCATTCAGGATGATGCTTCTTCCGACAAGAAAACTTTTGCGAGGAAGGGACAGGCATACTATGACGGGGACAACGATATAAGGCAATACAGAGTGTTCTATTACAACGCAGATGGAAACCTCGAGGAGGATAAGACGAGGAGCAATGTCAAGATCCCACATCCGTTTTTCGCAGAGCTGGTGGACCAGGCAGTCCAGTACATGCTTTCCGGCAAAGATGGCTTTATCAGGTCAGATATTCCGGAGCTGCAGACAGAACTGGATTTGTACTTCAATGAGAACGAGAATTTTGTAGCGGAGCTGTCCGAGGTGCTGACCGGATGCCAGACAAAAGGGTTCGAATATATGTACTGCTACAAAAATGAGGAAAACAGGCTTTCTTTCCAGTGTGCTGATAGTATCGGGGTAATAGAAGTCAGGGCGAAGGATACGGACAGCAACACGGAATATGTAATCTACTGGTATATTGACCGGATCGAGAAGGGACAGAAGAAAATCAAGCGCATTCAGGTGTGGGATTCTGAACGGGTTTATTTCTATGTCCAGAGCGATGGCGGAGCAATCACTCTGGACGAATCAGAACAGATCAATCCCAAGCCACATGTATTGTACAAGGAAGAGGGCAAAAAAGAGATATGCTATGAAGGATTTGGATATATTCCGTTCTTCCGGCTGGACAATAATAAAAAGCAATTTAGCAGCCTTAAGCCTGTCAAGGACCTGATCGACGATTACGATATGATGGCAAGCAGTCTTTCCAATAATCTGATTGACTTTGATACCCCGATTCATGTGGTGAAGGGATTCCAGGGGGACAACCTGGAAGAACTGCAGAAGAATCTGAAAACCAAGAAGATCATTGGCGTGGACGATGACGGCGGTGTTGAGGTCCACACGGTGGATGTGCCGTACCAGGCGCGGGTGGCAAAGCTTGACCTGGATGAAAAGAATATTTACAGATTTGGCATGGGACTGAATACCTCCGGACTGAAGGATACCAATGCCACAACCAACATTGCAATCAAGGCAGCATATTCCCTGTTGGACCTGAAGTGTTCCAAACTGGAGATCCGGCTGAAACAGTTCCTGCGGAAAATCCTTAAGGTCGTCCTGGAGGAGATCAACAAAGAGGATGGCACCGACTATCAGATGAATCAGGTGTATTTCAATTTTGAACATGAGATCATGTCAAATGCTCAGGAAAATGCACAAATCAAACTGATAGAAGCGCAGGCAAGGCAGGCGGAGATCAATACGCTGCTTAATCTGGCAACTCAGATCGACAATGAAACTCTGATGAAGCTTATCTGTGAGCAGCTTGACATTGACTATGATGAGATTAAGGACAAGCTTCCGGATCCTGATGAAGCAGAAACTGCGGTGAGAAATGCGCAGTATAAATTGAACGGAGCAATGTTGGATGAATAGCAGACAAAAAGAAGTAATGCAGGCACAGCTTGACAGCGAAGAAAAGACACTAAAAGAATTAAAAAAAATATATAGCCAGGCATTGGAGAATTGTGAAGAAAAGATCCGAGAGTTGTCCGAACGAACGGACATGGAAAACCTGCAATCCATTATATACCAGAAGCGGTACCAAGAAGCACTGAAAGCCCAGCTTGAAGGAATCATGGCGAATCTACAGTCAAATTCCTATGCCACAGTGTCTGACTATCTTCACCGGTGCTATCGGGATGGTTACATTGGAACCATGTATGACATACAAGGTCAGGGTATCCCGATTATAATGCCAATAGATCAGCAGGCAGTTACGAGGGCTATTCAAACGGATTCAAAACTCAGCAGCGGTCTATACTCGAGACTGGGAGAGGACGTGAAGGCGCTAAAAACATCCGTGCGTGCAGAATTATCACGTGGAATTGCGTCAGGCTACACATGGAATGAAATAGCGGTGGAGATTGCAAAATTTTTTAAAAACACACCGTTTTCAAAGGCTTATAACAGGGCCATGACAATAGCGAGGACGGAAGGGCACCGGGTAGCAATCCAATCAGCAATGGATGCGCAGAAGGCAGCGAAATCTAAAGGAGCGGACGTTGTGAAGCAGTGGGATGCTACACTGGATGACCGGACAAGAGATACCCACAGGCTTCTTGATGGTCAAATTCGGGAAATAGGGGAAATGTTCGAGGTAGCCGGGAAGAAAACGGAAGCCCCGGGGATGTTCGGAGATCCATCTGAGGACTGTAACTGCAGGTGTGCATTGTTCCAACGTGCACGGTGGGCACTTGATGAAGACGAACTGAGCACGTTGCAGGAGCGTGCGGAATTTTGGGGCCTTGATAAAGCTGCCACTTTTGAAGAATACAGGGAAAAGTATTTAAACATACATAAAATGAAAATTGAATTTCCAAATGATGTATATAAAGTGAAAGGATTTACGAATGCTGTAAAAGTAGAAGTTGACAATGCCATGAAAAAGCTGCAAACTGAATACGATATAAGGTTAAATTCGATTACTGTAGAAGCGGCTGGAAAAGGCGATGTGTTTGTTACGGGATATCATGACGGTGTTGTTGACTTGGTAATCAATGAAAACGCTGATTTTGGGAGACTGATTTCGAGAATCCAGGATAAATATGAGTCAGGATACTTTGCGGGAAAATCATTGGAAGATTACCTTGCACATGAAATGGCACACTGCATGTTGTATCAGGATTGCAAAACGGATACGGAATATCAAGCTAAATATAGACAAATAGAGGGATTATATGAAAGCTTAAAAGGAATTTCCGGGTATGCGGACAAGACAAAATCAGGAAACGAAGCACTGGCAGAAGCTTTTGTAAGAGCAAGAAACAAGGAATCAATTTCACCGATGGCCAAAGTACTGATAAAATCTTATTTTGGAGGGCTGGAAAAATGAGTTTGACATTACCGAAATGTGATTTTTGTAAGCATTATATTGATCATAAGGGAAAGATGTGTTGTGATGCTTTCCCAGATGGAATTCCGCTAAAGGCAATGGTTGCAGATGAAAATGAAGAATGTAAAAATGGGATAAAATACGAGGAAGAATAAAGCACTTTGCAGCAGATGCACGGTGCTTTTTTAGTGCACAGAACTTTGATGAATATTGTATATTAGGCATCCAATATGGGTGCCTTTTATATTGCCCGGAAGGGGGCGTTTATCCCTTCGAAAATATGTCCTGCCGTATGACATTTAAACTAGGCTTTGCAGTGGAGGATACCACATTTAAAAACGAGGCAAAAGAAAGGAGCTTGATATGGAATTTTTAAAAGAAATCTTAGGTGAAGCACTCTTTGCACAGTTCGAGGAGAAGATCAATGCCTACAACGGCAATGAAGCGAACAAAGACAGGCAGATCGAGATCGGGAACCTTGGATCAGGTGAATATGTCGGAAAGGGGGAATATGACGCACTGCAGGCAGTACTTGATGGCAAAGAAACCGAACTGAAAACAGCAAACGGTCTGATCGAAGATCTGAAGAAAGGGACCAAGGGTGATGAAGGACTGCAGAAAAAGATCATCGGATATGAAACAGAGGTGGCTGATCTTCAGAAGCAGCTGCAGGAAACCAAGCTGAAATCTGCGATCAAAGTCGCACTTTTGTCTGAGAAGGCTGTGGATGTTGATTATCTTACATTCAAACTGAATGAAAAGATGAACGAAAAAGGTGAAACCCTGGAGCTTGACGAAAATGGAAATATCAAAGGCTGGGATGCACTGAAGGATGGACTGAAGGTGCAATTCCCGAACATGTTTGAATCAGCAAGTGGAGGGAAACTGAAAGTCCTTGGTGATAACAGATTGCCGGATAATGAAGGTGATCGTGACAAGTCTGATCCCAAATCACTTGCAGATGCACTCCAACAGAGATTTGAAAAAAATGATTAAAAAGAAAGGTTAAACTGGTGAAGTTTATGGCTATGACATTAGCGGAAATGAAAGTCGGTATGGCCGACAAAGTAAGTCAGCAGATTGTTGACATTTTTTTGAGAAAATCTGAAATCCTTCAGATGCTGCCTTTTGATAACTGTGTAAGCCCTTCTGCGGGAGGCGGAAGCACCCTGACCTATTCCTATATGCAGAAAAAACTGCCTGCAACTGCAGAATTCAGAGCATTAAACAGTGATTACGCTGCATCCCAGGCAACGCTTGAGCCGAAAACAGCTATCCTGAAGATCTTCGGTGGAGCTTTTGAGATGGACCGTGTCCTGAAGAAGGCAGAAGGTAAATGGAATAACATGGCATATCAGTTCGAAGAAAAAATTGCGGCAGCAGTTTCCCTGTTCCATTACACGCTGATCAATGGTAATGGAACCACTAAGGAAAAAGAGTTTGACGGACTTGACAAGATGCTGGCGGGCACCACTTCTGAATTCAACACAGGAGAAGGCAGTGTGATCGATCTGTCTACCATGACAAGCGTGAAGGCGAACATGGATCAGTTTTATGAAATGCTTTCGAATCTGATCAAGAAAACCAATGCTGATGCGCTCCTTATGAATACTGATATGATCAGCAAGATTCAGACCATTGCAAGACTGCTTGGTTATAAGACCGATACAGAGGAAGCGTTTGGCAAAAAGGTTGTCTCTATGGATGGTGTCCGGTTCATGGATCTGGGGAATCATTACACAGTATCCGGAAAAGCCGGAGAAGAAGTTGTAACTGAAAATTCCTGCGTTAAGGCAGGGATCAGCAGAAACATTGGCGCTTCTGCAGCGGCAGTAACAGGACTGACTGATATTTATGCAGTCAAGTTTGATATTAACAATGGATTCCACGGAGCATCCCTGACGGGAACCAGTGCGATCACGTCTTATGTTCCCGACTTCAGCCAGCCCGGAGCAGTTAAGAAGGGTGAAGTTGAAATGGTTGCAGCAACCGTTCTGAAGAACACTGCCAATGCTGGTGTTCTGAGAAATATTAAGATCCTGTAATTGTTGAAACAAGGGGGAATGAGAATACATTCCCCTTTATAAGTTGAAAGGAAAAGGTGAATAATTATGGCAGCAAAAAAAGATTCTGTGAATGCAAAGAAATATAAGATCAGAGTTACTACGAATCCTGAGTTTTGCGGTATTGATGCCGGTGGAGTTCAGTTCGCACATGGCGAAGCGATCATTCCGGGAGGAAGAATGGTTGAGTGGTTCCGGGAACATAAAGGATATGAAGTCGTTGAAGTCGGAGAAGCTACTGAAGTCACTGAGGCTGCTGAATAATGAAGGGGGATCCCTGAAATGATAATGTCAGTTAAGGAATTCAAAGAATTTGTGCAGACTGATATGGCGGAACCGGTGCTTGAGGCAAAGCTTCAGGCACTGGAACTGCTGATCAGAAAGTACACAAATAACAACTTCCAGCAGCGCAATATCCGCTTCAGGTGCCAGGTAATGTCGACAAAGTTGTATCTGACAACGGATTTCCTGCAGGTGGGAGACACCATACAGATATCAGAATCTATGTACAGCGATGGCGTATATGACATCAAAAAAATAGCAGATGGATTTATTACCGTTGGGAAAAAACTGTTCGATGAAGCAGAGGTCCTTGTGACAAAAGTAGAATATCCCATTGATGTAAAAATGGGTGTCGTTAATATGATGAAGTGGGACATGGAGAACCGTGATAAGGTTGGAATCCAGTCGGAGACGATCTCCAGGCATTCTGTGACCTATTTCAACATGGATGGTGATAATTCCCTGATGGGATATCCAAAGTCCCTGCTGGGCTTCCTGAGACCTTATAAGAAACCAAGATTTTAAGGGGGATTGATGTGATATGATAGGCGGCAATACAACAGCACAGATTCAGATCAGCACATCGGAAAAGAATGAGATCGGTGAAATGGTGCAGTCATGGGAGATTGCAGATACTATCACCGGATTCCTCGATCTGTCTTCCGGTGACAGCAAATATACCAGTTACAATGCAAAGATACAGGAATCAACGCATGTGTTTATTGCTGACTGGAAGCAGCTGGCAGCAGTAAAGGCAGAAAACAGCCGACTGGTGGATGAAGATGGTCTTGTGTATGATATTTTGGTGATCGATGATCCAATGAAGCTCCACAGGCAGCTTGAGATCTATCTTAAATTTACAGGAGGACAGTGATATGGCAACAATCCAGTTTACGGATAACAGCGCACAGGTCAAGGCCGCTTTGGACGGTGCCATAGTTGCTTATCTGTATGAGGCAGCAGGAGAGCTGGAAGCACAGACCAAAAGAAACACCCGTGTTGATACCGGCAATACGAAGTCGAGCTGGTCATATCATGTGGATGAAGCCGCCGGGAAAGCGGTAGTCGGTTCCACGTTAGAAAATGCCATCTGGGAAGAATTCGGTACAGGTGAGTACGCCCTCCATAATGATGGCAGAAAAGGCGGCTGGAAGTACCAGGATGCGAAAGGCGGCTGGCATCATACCTACGGTAAAAAGCCGAACAGAGCTTTTCAAAAAGCTTTTAATTCGCTGAAGAATAAACTGATCCAGAGGGCTGAAAAAATCCTGAAAGCGAGGATGAAATGAGTAAGGAAGCATTGAAAACCATATCCAGAGCCATGGATGCCCTTGAACTGAAATACGGATTCATGGAGTACATAGTTCCCGGAGGAGAAGAACCACCGAAAACGTATTTCACCGGGGAATACCAGGAGACAGAACCGATCAGTGAAGATGGCCTGCAGGAAACGCAATTCATTTTGAACGGATTCAGCAGAGAACCATGGATTAGCCTAGAGAATGCCAAAGAAAAAATCAGTAAGTATTTTAATAAAGTATCCGGCAGAACGGTCATTGCTGAAAATGGATCAGCGGTGGCTGTTTTTTATGGCAGCAGTCTGGTTATCCCAACGGAGGATGCAGAACTGAAAAGAATTCAGATCAACCTAACAATTAAAGAATGGAGCGTGATTTAAATGAGAAAATCAGGAATTAACAGTCAGACCCCCAATGACTTCCTGTTGGGTGCAGGTGTTGTATTCAAAAACTTCAAATATGAATACAGCAAAGTAGAAGATGCAAAAGACGGTGCATTAGAGGTGGTGTCAGACGAAACCCCGGAAACAGACAAAACGATCCAGTTGAAAAAGATTACTAATCCCGGTGTATCCTTCATTAGCAAAGCTGAAGGATATGAAAATCCGACTGTCGGTGATTATGTCATGGGAACCTGGACAGATGGGGAAGATCATGTACTGGGAGCAACCAACGGGGGCAATAAGCTGTCTATCGTTCCCGAGATCACACCTATCGAGGTGGACGGAGCGGTTGTAGAGATCAAGGGACTGAACCAGAAGACAGGCGAAACAGGTACCCTTGAAGTGAACCTTGCGCAGCACACCGTTGACTCCATCAAACGTGCGATTGTCGGTAAGGAAGTAGAAAGCCTGATCAAGGGTTATACGCAGATCCAAACTAAGAGCCTGATCGAGCTGTCTGATTACCTTGACAACATTGCGTACGTCGGGACCATGACAGACGGAACAGAGATCATTGTAATCATGGAGAATGTAATCTGTTCTTCCGGACTCGAAGTGGAAGGAAAGAACAAAGAAACGTCCGTTGTAACTACTACATTCAAGGCAACGGCGGATTTTAAAAGCGGAGTGTATGACACGCTGCCTATTTATATTTTCTATCCCAATAAGACCAGAGCAACGGAATAAGAAAGGACCGATAACCTATGAGCAAATCAACGAAAGAAGCGAAAACTGAAGAATCTGCAGTAAAGGAACCGGTGGAAGAGGTGATCGAAAGACCGTATACCTTGCGGAAATTCAAAGATGGCGATCTGTTTCTGATTCTTCAGATTCTAAAGAAAATCGGAATCAAAGATTGCAAAGAAGCCTTCCTGCAGGTGGCATCAGGAGAAAAGACAGTGCGGCAGATTGGGATCCTGGCATCATTTGACCTTGCTGATATTCTGATCGGCAATCTGACCAAAGCAGAAGATGAGATCTATTCCCTGTATTCTGACATCTCTGGGATCCCGGTGGATGAAATGAAAGATATGGAATTCGGTACACTGCCTTTGATGATCTATGATTCCTTCAGCGAGGTCAAGAACACCTCTTTTTTCAAGGTGCTTTCCAGATTGCTCTAGTAGGAGAATATGAATTCATGGATTTGCTGTACTCCCGGTATAGCAATCCACTTGAATTCATGCATCTGTACACCGAACAAGGGCGGTTTGGGGAGTTTGTTACAGAAATCCTCGAAATGGATCAAAAAAGGAAAACTGAAGCTGCCAAAAAAGACGATGAACAGAAGCTGTGGGAGATCTATTTACACAGCATGGCGGATAAGCCATTCAATGACTGGAAAAAAGATGTTTTAAGCAATAACGCAGGCAGTCAGAAACCGGTATCCCTATCAATGGATGAGGCACAGGTTGAAAACGCAAAACAACAGGCTAGGGGTATCTTACAGAGATTTTCCCCGGGATAAGAGCGCACGGATTTCCGTGCGTTTTTTTATGCAAAAAATGAAAGAAGGGGGTGAAACCTATGGAGCTGTTCAAGCTTTTGGGAACCATTGCGATAACCAATGAGGATGCCAACAATGCGATAGATGAGACAACAGGAAAAGCTGAAAAGTCGGAAGGAAAAATGTCTTCTGCGTTTAAAAAGATCGGTGCGGCAGTGGCAACATATTTTTCTGCAAAAGCTATTGTTGATTTTGGCGCAGCCTGTGTAAGCACAACCGCATCGTTCGAGGATGCCATGCTTAAAGTGCAGTCACTTTCCGGAGCAACCAAGGACGAATATCAGAAATTAACAGATGCGGCATTGGAATACGGATCAACCACTGCGTGGACATCCAAGGATGTTGCTGATGCAATGGGATATATGGCACTGGCCGGATTCGATACCAATGAGATCCTGAAATCTACATCAGGCATGCTTTCCCTCGCATCTGCCTCCGGCGAACAATTAGCAACGGTCACGGACATTCTGACGGATTCCATGACAGCTTTTGGGGATGGGGCTGATCAGGCTTCCCGGTATGCGGATGTGCTTGCAACAACGCAGGCAAAATCAAATACAACGGTTGGTCTGCTGGGTGAGGCATTTAAGTATGTAGCACCCCTTGCGGGATCCTATAAATATGAACTGGAGGATGTATCTACCGCCCTCGGAATGATGGCAAATGCTGGTGTTAAGGGATCTATGGCGGGTACATCGCTATCATCTATTATCACGAGACTGGGAACGGATACGGATGGATGTCGGGAGACCATCGAAGCACTGGGAGTTGAGTTTTACAACAGCGATGGAAGCGCCAGAAACCTGTCTGACGTGCTGATAGATCTGTCTGATGCGACAAAGGATATGGATGTTGCACAAAAATCTGCACTGGCCAAAACGGTGGCAGGCCAGGAAGCACAGAAAGGTCTGCTTGCAATCCTCAACCAGGGATCTGATGCGTATAAGGAACTGAACAAACAGATCAGGGAAGTCGGAGCATCGACGGAGTCCGAAGCAAAAGCAATGGCCGACAACATGGAATCCGGTATTGGCGGTGCGATAAGGTCAATACAATCTGCCTGGGAAGGATTCCAGATAAAAATCGGACAAAAGCTGCAGGTGGCAGCAGAACCGGCTATCAGGAGACTTGCATCGTTTGTCACAGACAAAGTGATTCCTGCGGTGGATACAATCTCGGAGAAGGTTGAGAGTTTTTCAGAAAGCGCAAATGAATTTTTATCCCCGTTAATAGATGCATTCAGAAATCTGGGCGGTGCTATTTCTGCAGATGCTGAAAGCTCAACGTTTTTGCAGGATGCTTTTTCCGGTGCCGCTGCGATCATAGGCAATGTGTGGAATACGGTCGGGCAGCCTGTTTTTGATGCATTAGTATCCGGGATCAATTGGCTGGCAGATAACTGGGGACCTATATCTGATGCTGTTTCGGAATCCTTCTCAACCATGATGGAAATAATGTCGACGGTTTGGAACAATATCGGGAAACCTGTTTGGGATATGATTTTCTTTGTGATCTCAGAAGTGGCAGGAATGTTTCAGCGGCATATGCCTGAAATCATGAAATTTTTTAACGAAGCAGCTGCAGGAATCAAAGATACATGGGACAAACATCTAAAGCCTGCTCTTAAGGCCATTGGCGATATGCTGAGGAATGATGTAATGCCAGCATTCGAGTTTGTGTTTAAGACGATCATTGAGCCTTTGATTGAAACGGTATTCCAGACGATTGGAAGGCTGTGGAATGGTACTTTGAAGCCGATCTTCGACGGAATCATTGATTTCCTGGCAGGTACATTTACCGGAGACTGGAAAAGAGCATTCACGGGAATCCTGAACATTGTCACAGGAATATTTAATGCGATTCTGACGGCGATAGAAACACCCATGAATCATGCAAAAAATGTGGTGAATAGGGCAATAGAGTACATCAAAGAAAAATTTAACTTTGAATGGTCATTACCGCAGCTGAAGTTACCACATTTCAGCATTTCAGGATCCTTCAGCCTGAACCCGCCATCGGTACCGTCATTTGGAATCGAATGGTATAAGAAGGCAATGAATGATCCTGTGATCATGAATAGCCCTACAGCGTTTGGAATCAATAAGAATGGTCAGATCATGGCAGGAGGCGAAGCCGGATCGGAAGTAGTTTCCGGAAAAGATACTCTGCTGCAGCTGATCTCCCAGGCTGTCAGTGAAAAGAATCAGGAAATCATTGATGCGATCAACAGACTGCTGGAATTCCTGATGATGTATATTCCGGAACTGGCCGGAATGAAGGTGGTACTGGATTCCGGTGCATTAGTAGGAGAACTTGCACCGGAAATGGATGAAGAACTTGGAAGACTGGCCACAAAAAACGGAAGGCGGATTTAATAAATGAATGGTGTAACATTTGGAGAAAAGCACAGTTTTGAAGATTTTGGACTGATCCTCTCTTCGAAATCCATCAGTCCCCCTGAGCCACAGACAAAGCTTGTGACAGTCCCACTGCGTGATGGCACTATTGATCTGACGGAATCACTGACGAATGACGTAAAATACAATGACAGAATGATTTCCATGTCATTCAGCGTGATCGATCAGGTCAATATGTGGCCAAAGAAAATTTCAGCAATAGAAAATTTCCTTCACGGGCGGAGGATGAAGATCATATTTGATGATGATTGTGCATTCTACTACATCGGACGGTTGAAAGTAAATAATTTTGAATCTGACAAGTCCATTGGAAAAATCGCAATCGAAGGAACTGTTGATCCATACAAATATGACGTTGTATCCAGCAATGACGATTGGCTGTGGGATCCTTTCGATTTCGACGATGGGATCATAAATGCGTATGGAAATATTTCTGTCTCTGGAAGTGAAGTCGTATCTTTGATCGGAAGAAGGAAAAAGGTGTGTCCCATGATTACAGTGTCAAAAGATATGACAGTTACATTTGAAGGGAATACATATAACCTGAAGACAGGGACCAATAAAATATATGAAATATTGATTTCTGAGGGTGAAAACACACTAACCTTTACAGGGACGGGAACGGTATCTATTGATTACACGGGAGGAAGCCTATAAATGTATAAAGTATATATGGACAATAATTTGATGTATGATCCCAGAATAGAAGAACTTGCTTTGATCAACCCGGTTGTTAAGCTGGAAGAAAACAAAGCAGGTTCTTTTTCCTTCACAATAGCACCGAATCATCCACGCTATGATGCCATAAAGAGAAGAAAAACTGTGTTTCAGGTATTTGATGATAAGGAACTGATTTTCAGCGGAGTGTGCACGGAAATTGAAAGCGATTTTTATAAGCAGAAAAAAGTGTATTGTGAAGGCGAATTGTCATATCTGAATGACTCGATACAGCGGCAGGCGAGATATCAGAAAATGACGGTGCGAGGTCTGCTGGAAAAATACATTTCCATTCACAATGCACAAGTGGAAGCGGAAAAGCGGTTCACCGTTGGAATTGTGACAGTGACGGACAGCAATGATTCGCTGTACCGATTCACAAATATGCAGAGCACAATGCAGGAGCTTAAGGAAGATCTGGTTGATGATCTGGGAGGTTATTTCAGGGTAAGACATCAGAACGGGGTTAAATACCTGGATTATCTGGCCGACAGCATGAATACAAATGCGCAGGTGATCAGGCTTGGCGAAAATCTCGTGGATTTTAAGAGCAATCTTGACACAGATGAAATAGCCACAGCAATCATCCCGTTAGGGGCAAAGTTAGATGAAACTGCCGTTGAGGGACTTGAAACCCGGCTTGATATCAAATCAGTGAATAATGGACTTGACTATGTTTATAGTGCGTCTGCGGTAGAGAACTTTGGCTGGATCTACAGAGTCGTGGAATGGGACGATGTTACCCTCCCCGCCAACCTGAAGAGTAAAGGGCAAAAGTACTTGTCTGATGTGCAGTTTGAGAACATGGTCATCGAAGCGAAAGCAATTGACTTACACTTTGTGGATGGTGCATACGAGAGGTTTAAACTGTCTGATCAGATCAGGGTGGTATCACCGTCACATGGCCTTGATAGATTTTTCAGGCTCACAAAGCAGACCTTGAACCTTACAAATCCCGAAAATGACACAATTACGCTTGGAAAGACAGAGAAGGTGTCCTTATCTGCCAAGACTGTGTCTGCCAATGAATCAATCAAAAAAACAATAGAATCTATTGTGCCATCGTCGAAGCTGCTGAAGCAGGCAAAGGACAATGCAACGGATCTGATCACGTCGGCTATGGGTGGCTATGTGTATAAAACCAACAGCGAATTGTACATCATGGACACCGATAATCCGGATACTGCCAAAAAGGTTTGGCGGTGGAACATCAACGGCCTGGGGTATTCTGCTACGGGCATCAATGGACCGTACGGGCTTGCCATGACAATGGATGGAAAAATTGTTGCTGATTTTATCAGCACCGGAACCATGTATGCGGACAGGATCAAAGGTGGAACGTTATCGCTGGGTGGAGCTGACAATGGCAACGGATTGATCCGTGTGTATGATGCAAATGGCAATGTTGTAGGATTCTGGGATAACAGTGGAATCCGGATGCAGAACAAAGATGCAAGCAATGCCTGCGATATCAATGATGGATACATATATTTCATCAAGGATGGCATCAACAATGGTGGAGTAGGTGCCAATGACTTGATCACAGCAGGGCAGGCACTGAAAACTGTAACCTTTAAAGCTTACGGGGATGTAATTGTCTTTTCACACAATAACAAGCCGTATTACGTTATCAATCCCAATAATAAAGAATTGACTGACAACAGATACACGGATGCGCACTATTTCAAAGGGAGCGTTCGCACAACCGGAAATATTAATGCAAATGGAAAGGTTTCCGCAAAAAGTTTAGAGGGTGGAAGCTTATATGTTAACGGTCTGAATATTGGTACAGGATCATATGATTCAGATTCTGCGATTTTAGTAAATTGTGGTCTCTATGCCTACGGATCCCTGGGATGCTCCGGAACAAAATATAGAGTTGTGGACACTGAAAATCACGGAAAAGTTGGACTGAATGCTTTTGAAACCGCAGAAGCTTATTTCTCGGATCTGGGAAGCGGAATTATTGACGAATCCGGAGTAGCAACCATTTGCTTTGATGAAGTCTTTAAAGAAACTATTGAGCAGGATGCAGAGTATCAGGTATTCCTTTCAAGGACGTCACCGGCACAGGCAGAGTGGATCGAAAAACAGAATGGATATTTTGTTGTGCACGGGGAGCCCGGAGCAACATTTGACTGGATGCTCTGTTGCAAACAGAAAGGATATGCAGATGTCCGCCTGGCACCGGTGAACATCGTAGAACCCAAGAAGGAGAGTGAAATAGATGGCTAATATATCTACTTTTTTACAGGCAATAATGTCGGCACGTTACGGAAAGGATGTCCGCCAGTCTATACATGATGGCATAAAAGCCATTAATGATGAAGTCGCAGCGGATAAGAATGAAGTTATAGCGAGTAAAGAAGCTGCAGAGAATGCAGCCACGGCGGCATCCACGAGTGCGCAGGAGGCATCTGCATCGGAAAGTGCTGCAAAGAAAAGCGAGACTGCGGCAGCAGCCAGTGAGTCGGCGGTATCCACGAGTGCGCAGGAGGCATCTGCATCGGAAAGTGCTGCAAAGAAAAGCGAGACTGCGGCAGCAGCCAGTGAG